CAGAACCACCAACCGGCCCGCGGCGGTGGAACTCGGCTGGGGTTACCTCTTTTCCGTCGATCTTGAGCCTGTGCTTCCTCATGCCGGTGCCCTCCCCATCATGGCTTGCTGCTGGCCGTTGACTTGCGGCCTATTTCCCAGGAGCGGCTGGGTCATGGCCGAATGCCTTGCGTCTTGCGTCCCGCCGCCAGAAATATTCTTCCGAACGGTTTCCCTGGATGTAACCGGACTCTGCCGTACCGTGTTTTGGTCGCCGCCGAGCATCGCTGCCGGGTTGGCGAATGTGATGAACCGCTTGAACTCGGGTCGATTCTTCAGTCTTGCGATCTCGTCGACAATTGCCTCTGCGTCCAGTGTCGCCCCAGACGCCTGGAACATCGGCCAAAGAGGTGCAAGCTGTTGCAGTACCTGGAATAGCTCCTGCAACTTCTGCTCGGGCGTTTTGAACACCATCGAATACGGCTCAACGCGAAACTCGTAGTCCTCAAACGCACCCACACGACGGTCGGGCGTCCAGTCAGAGTTGACTTGGATTCCGCTATTTCCAACCGGCATCGACGACTTAATTTCAAGGGTCTGGTCCTCCCACATTAAACGTCCGAGATCCAGAATGCTGTCCGAAGCGAAGGAAACGACGGCCATTCGCATGTCGGCCACGTTCCGGCTTAGCTGCCCATGAACCAGTTCCTCCTGCCCCAGAGTTGCAGCCTGCGGTCCAAGGCCACCCATCGCCTGGAGGTTTCCGGCGAAACGGTCGTATTCGTCCATAATGAACGTGGCCAACGCCATGTCACGCTGGTCAACCCCGCCCGTCTCGAATTGCTTGATCTGCTCCGGACTCTTGCCGCGATACCAGCCATTCCGCTTTGCCGTCCGGAGTGAGTTCGCGTCATCCTCCATTCCCGGCGGATAGACGTTTACAGTCCGATGGGCGTCCGAATCCGACTCCATGCGAACGTGAAGCCTGTTCTTCTGAAGGTGCATCCCGAACAAGTTGATGGCCGGCGAGGAGGGAATGATTCGGTCGGGAACGTCGCCAAGAGACAGGAACTTGTACGGCCCGGCCTGAGAACCAGTCCATTCCCGCTCGATCAGCGGCTCCGCGTCCTGGTCGCAAGCCATCGTGACAATCGACTTGTTCTCGGCGATCCACACGTCCTGAAGCCAGATCATATCCTTGAGATCATCGTCCTCGGCGGGGTCGGTTCCGATCTCCCTTGTGGCTCCCGTGCTGTCGTGGGACTCGCGACTGGTCGGCCTCAGCTTGTCCTTGACCTTCTTCGAGTAGCCAGGTTCGTCCATGACCTTTTCGTAATCCGCACGATACCGATGCCCGCAGTAACGCATCTTCGTGCGTTCCTTGGACGGCATGTCCAGAATCAGGTCGTCGGTCGAAACACGGTTGAACCATGGCTCGCCAGGATCAAGCCACACGTCTTCCTCGGATTCCAGCAGTCCGTGGAAGCGAGTGTCGGTGTCTCGCATCATTACGACGCCACACCCGATGCAGAAGAAGGCGTCCATCACAATGGCCCTAAAGGTCTGATCCAGGGCCATGTCGGAGATCAGCTTGTTGACGTTGACCTCGAATCTCCTCGCAAACGGAATCGATTCCATGCGAGGAACCGAAACCAGAACCTGCGGGTTATTCGCGGCCAGGGCGACCGTGTAGATGCGGGCAGTCTGGTTCATCAGGTTGACCAGAATCTTGCCGTCTTCCTGGGGCGTCGTGGTGTCGTACCACGATCCGCAGTAATGTTCGACCATCAGCTTCCGGACGCGACGATGCTTTTCGAGCGCATCGCGAGACGCCTTAATGGCTTTCAGAAGCCTGCCTCGCTTTTCCGGGTTGGCAAGATCGATCATCGCAATACCAAAAGAAAAAGGGGGTACGCTTTCGCGCACCCCCTAATTAGGCTGCGATGAATTAGGCATCTAAACGGTAGCTACTCCGTCTTCCGCCTTCAAGAGTAACGCTAGGCGTTACCCCCTGTGTTTTTTCGAGTCATTCATCGGGTTCTACCTCCGAATCAGTTGGTCTTTTTGTTCACTCTCGCTGGCTTGTCATCGGCCGAGTCGCACTGGCACAGCGCTTCGTGCAACGCCTTCGCCTGCATCAGATGCATCACGGCCTGTGTCGCCTGCTGCATCTCGGTCGCGCCCAAATTGGGGCGAACTCGCCCCAAAACGAACGCCAACTCCGCATCCAGTTCGTCCGTTGGATTCTCGCATGCCAAATACTGCGCCTTCGCCTGTAGCAGATTCAGCACTGCCTGCCCGGCTTTTTGCATGTCGGCATGCACCGAAAGGCACGGCATCTTGGCCTTCGTGATTTGAATCGCCTTGTCCAGCTTGTCCTTCATCTCGGGTTCTACCTCCGAAGTTGTGCTGTAAAACTCTACCTAAGTGGCGGGTGGGCCGCTTGCGTATTAGATCGGGAGGGACGAACCCTTGCCGTCAGCTCAAAGAGCGTTTTGGGTATGAACCCCACAAGCGGCTACCACCCTACCACGTCTCTGATTCCAAACCTAGGATTACCTACCTTCGCATCTTTTCGTTCCTGTAGCTCTCGCCAAAGGAAACTCCCGTACTCTGGTATTATGGGGCCTTCTTCGGTCGTGTCAATACGACTTCTCGCCTTGTCAACCGAATAGACCAGCCAGCACCCCCCGGCGGCAACTGCGCGGTCCGCGTGGTTTTTGTCGGCCGCACCCTTGTTTTTGGTGGGGGCGTGGACGATCTTCCCCCCATCCCATTCGTACTCGCCGCATTCCGTGATCATCTCCTTGGACCGCGGAATGTACTTCCCGGCATCCATTGCCAGGGCCATCTGCTCGAACATATCGGACTTGTCCGCGTCCCGGCAAGGCCAGCCCGCCTTCCGGCTCTTCTTCTGGCTGCCAAGCTGCGTCACTTCACGCCAGAATACGTTGCCGTAATAGAGCACCTCCGAGACCTCTTTCGCGAACCCCCCCGAAACCCCGGAATCCTCCCACCCCAAAAGAGCGTTTCGCAGCCATATACACAGCCCAACCACCCTGCGTGCAAACGGGCGTGGTTCCATCCCCTTGATGGCGTATTCCAACACCTGCTCGCCCGTCCGGTCGTCCATGGCCGACATCGTGGAGTTGGTCGCGAACTCCGAAACGCCACCGGAGGCAATGTCACAGCCGGCCGTAAACGGCCCCAGGGGCGGCGTATTGTCGATCCCCGGCTTGAACCAGAGCTTCAGCGGGCCGTCGTCCCTGCGAATCAGTCCTGTCAGCTTCAGCGTTTCGGAGTCGAAAACCGGTTGCCCAACCCAGACGGGAGGCTTGCAGTGCTTCTCCTTCATTTGATCGAGCATATCCGAAGGAAAGACCTTGCCAACAGCGCCTCTCGGGTTTCTGTCGAGTTGACTGGCGATGAGGCGAGGTGTGGCGGTCGGCCGCAGGCACCTCATGTCGTACCAGGGAGATCGTACCACACCCTCGAACTTGAACCCCTTTCGCTCCAGGCGACCTCGCAAGTCGCGGTTATTTCGGTGGTATTCATCCACGGCCTCTTGCTCTTCCGGCTTGACGGCTTTCGGCGTGCCGTCCCTGACGACGTAGGCGTTTTTGCCGTGAACTGGATGGTCCTTCCAATCGAGGACCAAATAGACGCCGTTCCTGGCCGTGTCGGGGTTTTCGCATGCCCTGTGAAATACCCCCTGGTCGACGTAGCGGGCTGAAACAAGCCTGACGCAATTACTGACGTCTTGAATCGACTCCTGCACCGCCTCATCCTTGCCGCCAGCCACGAAATCGCGAGCGCCTGCCTCATCCACCGTGAAAACGGTTGCCCTTCCTCCGGCGGCCACGTCCTGCCCAGCAGCGTAGCCGCGAAGGAGCGATCCGTTCTCTTCATTGATGAATGTGTGCTGCCCGAGGTGCCGCTCGTACTTCGGCTGCATCCACACCGGAAGCAGATCGATTGCCCAGGCAACCTTCCAGAGAACGGTATTGGAGTCGGTCTTGGAATCGACCAGATCCTCGTTTCGCGTCACGTACCCAGCAGAAAACATGCGGTCCCGCAGCCATCGCCTCAAATCCGTCCAGAGATAGCCGTATGTGCCGCCTTGAGCCCTGGCCTTGTCAACAATCACGTCGACGGATCGTTCTTCCCGCTCTGCCGTGTCGATGGCCTCGTCCATCTTCGTAAACACCCGCTCCTGGTGCGGGTGCGGAATGAACGGCACAACCTTGACCCTGGCTCGCGGATCAAAGCCATAGCAGGCGAACCCCATAAAAAAAAGTAGGTCGTCCATGCAAGCCTGCCAGAGGGCGTCGCGAAATCGAATGTCTTTCA